ATCTCAGAATAGTACTTCCAGGCCCAAAGGCTTCTGTATATTGCCTCCGGGGAAGTGGATACCTCATCAGAGGAGTCACCTGATACTCTATTAGGTGAACTCTTACTAATGGTAAATGCTTCGACTGGACGATATGTCCCAAGAGAGAATCCTCTTTTTCCGATAAAGAGTCGTAAAAAATTGGATAAGTATCTCTCGAAGAGATCGTACACAGTGAATGAAACAGAACTCGCTTCGACTATAGTTGCCAACTTTATAGTTCCTGGAAATATAATATTCCGGTACAAATTAAAAATTGTCAAATATAATCTAACGGTTAATATATGTTGTTGCCTAATCAACCTTCTATGATCAGAACATATGATTCTAGGAAGTCCAGATTTGGTTCGACTTATACGAACCCCTAACCCGGACATATCGTCCAACTTATGTGCTCCAATAACTTGCTGTAGTAGGACGGCAGCTGCTTTAAGGAATTTTACAGTTCCCGCAGCCCCCTGTCTTTTATAGATCAAGTTAATTCTTCCAATAGTGATATACACTTTCACAACCCAGCTTTGGTTTAGATTACCTCCGACTGTCCTAAAGGCTTTTAACACCCAAGGAACAATCGGTCGCCCTCTATTTCTAGAAAGCATGCCATTCATATTATTCGCATCAAATAACGAACGAGAGAATCGGAACAATTGTTTCATTTCTTAAGTTCATTGTTGTGTTGTTTAATCTGAAAATCGGTTTCCATGGTACTTACAACTCCACATCATAGGAGAAATAAGCCATCGGGCCGCAGGCACCCCGGAAAGGGGATTCGGTAATTTGGCCGAACTGTGGTTGATAATGTATTGAATCCTCGAATTCTTTCGAATTCTCTCAGGTCTTTCGACCCCCCGGAGACCTACACTATTGCCGCTTAACAAGCGGATAAACATGAAGATTACGAGATTACAAGATGAATAATGGGACTAAGCCTCAAGCTTATTCTCTGCAACCAGTCGACTCTTCTTCCTATATTCTCAGTTTCCTAAGAACAAACACCTGAATCCTTGTCCAGGGAGATATAGAGAAAGAAGCGTCAAACTATCCGATTTGGGATATCATAGATAAGAGGTCATCCTCGACCATACGGCAACCAGCTGTATCACTACAGGATGATATTCGAATTATTGATCGATTACAAATATTCTAGAGGATATTACAATCCATCGGACTTTACCGACACTACACG